GGAAGGAAAGACCATCCGCGCGGCCATGACCTCCGGCGCTGACAAGTTCCGCGGCGAGCACCGCGGAGGGTCGGCCGTGGGCCGATTCAACGCTCCCCACACCCAGGGCCGATAGGCCCGGAAGGATCCCACCATGTCCCAGGAAATCGGTTCCTACACGTTCGACAACCTCCTGGCCGGGGAGATCGAGGCCGGGGAGGGCGCCACCATCGTCTCCGGTGCGGGTGCGCTGAAGCGCGGCTCCGTTCTCGGCAAGATCACGGCCTCCGGCAAGCTCACCCTGGTGAACACGGCCGGCACCGACGACGGCCGCCGGACCCCCTACGCCGTCCTGCTCGAGGACACCGACGCGACCAGCGCGGACAAGGCCGCCCCCGTGGCCCTGGCCGGCACGTTCAACGCGGATGCCCTCATCTTCGGAGGAACGGACACCATCGCCACCCACCGCGCGGCCCTGCGTGATCTGGGCATCTACACCACCACCAACGTGCCCGCGGTCAACGCGTAAGCAGGGAGACCCCAGAAAATGAACCTCTACGACCCCAGGCAGATGACCCAGGCGCTGCTGGAATCCCTTCCGGTTCGGCGTTTCCTCACGTCGTTCTTCGGAGAGGAATTCCACGACACCAAGTCGTTCCAGATCGACATCTGGAAGGGCTCGCGCCGTCTCGCCCCCATCGTCCATCCCAAGCTCCCGGGCAAGGTCATGGACCGCGAGAAGTTCCGCACCCTCGAGTTCACCCCGCCCTACCTGAAGCCCAAGAAGGTGACGGAGGCCGACCACATCCTGACCCGGCAGCCGGGCGAGATCGTCTACACCCAGCCCGGCGCGAACACGCCGGCCGCCCGTGCGGCTGCCCTCCTGGGCCGCGACATGGCGGAGCTGGACGAGTCGATCCAGCGGCGAATCGAGGTCATGGCCGCGGAGGCCCTGTTCACCGGTTCGGTGACGGTCAAGGGTGAGGGCGTCGACACCGTCGTGGACTACGACTACGATTCCACCCACCTGGTGACCCTCACCGGCGCGGACCTCTGGTCCGCGAATACCTCCAACATCCTCGAGAACCTCCGCACCTGGAAGCGCACCATTTCCAAGGACTGCGGCATCGGGGCCACGGACGTGATTCTCGGTTCCGAAGCGGCCGCGGCGTTCCTCAAGAACGAACCGCTGCTCAAGCTCCTGAATACCTGGAACCTCTCCGTGGGTGCGGTCAATCCCGTGGAAATGCCCGACGGCGTCACGTTCCTGGGTCGTCTCACCGCGGTGGGTCTCGACCTCTGGACCTACGACGAATGGTACTACGACGAAGCTACCAGCACGGAGAAGCCCCTCGTGCCGGAGGATCAGGTCCTCATGCTCGCCCGTTCGGGTCGCTTCACGATCCATTACGGCGTGATTCAGGACCTCGACGCCGGGACCTTCGCGTCCCGCGTGTTCGCCAAGTCCTGGAAGGAGGACGACCCCTCCGCCCGCTTCGTCCTCGTGCAGTCGGCACCCCTGCCGGTCGTGCACCAGGTGAACGCGGTTCTGGTGGCCACGGTCGTCTCGGTCGTCTGATGGACGCCCCCTCCATGAAACAGGTCCGCATCCTTCGCGGGTGCGTGATCGTCGGCCAGGTGAAAGCCGGACCGGGGAACGTGGTTTCTGTGGACGAGGGCACCCTCTCCTGGTTGCTGAAGAAGCGCTCCGCCACCCTTCGCTTCGAGGTGGTGGGGGAGCGCGAATCCCCCGACATGGGCGACCCGGGCCGGGCGCCTTCCGGCGTGGTCCCTCCTCCGCCTTCCCAGGACGACGCCACCGGCGAAGTCCAGGACGAGGACGGTATGGGGTCCCACACCGGCGAGGGGGAGACCGTCGGGGACGAGGACGAGGAACAGGCGGCCCCGGCCGCGTCCGTTCCCGCGGGGGAGGCTGGCCCCTCGTCCTCTGTCCCTTACACCCTGCAGGCGCTCGACGCTCGCGTGACGGTGGCCCTGGTGGCCGCCGGCTGGGAGTCCCTCGAGAAGTTGAAGACGGCGACAGTGGAAGACCTGGTCAAGGTGCCGGGAATCGGAAAGGCCCGCGCGGCTGCCATCCTGGACGAGGTCCGGGGGGCGTAACGTGGGCTTGCGGGAGGACATGAACGCGGACATGGTGAACAACCACCTGAACCCCGACGAGTTCGGGGAAATGGTGGTCTATACCCCCGCGGGCGGTTCTTCCGTGACGATCCCGGGCGCCTACGACGAGGTGCCCCTCTCCGTCGAAATGGGCGCGGACGTGCCGGCCATCGGCAGCCGTCCGCGGCTCATTGTTCGCGCGGTTGACCTTCCCACCGGAAGCCCGAAGAAAGGCGACCGGGTCACCCTCTCCGCGACCACCTGGCACAAGGCCGGCAAGTGGCGCGTGGAGGACGTGGGAGACGACAAGCTGGGCCACGTGGAGCTCTTTCTCCAGGGTCCGGCGTGAAGCGGCTCACCCTCTTGCGGCAGGCCATCGTGGCCTCCCTGAAGGCCGCGGCCATCCCGACGGTGGCGGATCGCGTCTACCCGTCGCGCTCGCGCAAGGTCTGGGCCGACGAGGGGGACCTGGCCCTGGTGTTCACCCAGGAAACCAGTTCCGACGACGAGGACACCGCCCCGACCATCTACCGGAACGACACGTCCGTGGTGGTGCAGCTCATCGCCCAGGAGACGGCGGAGCGCGAGACCTCCCCCGGAGACCTCGAGGACGACGAACAAGAGGAAGCCCTCGAGGCCCGACTGGACGACCTCGCGGAGGCGGTTGTCGTGGCCCTGCAGCCGGTCCACGGAGTGGAGGGCCCGTTCGGTGGGCTCGTGGAGTGGTTCCGCTTCCGCGGCACCCGTCCCACCCTCACGGCTGAAGGGGAGCTCCTCCGAAACTCCCGACAGGTGCTATTTTCTGCCCAGTGGCGCGCAGCCCTTCCGGACACGGTCCCGGAGTCGGAGTTCCTGCGCATGGGGTCCGATCTGGCCCCGCCCGCGTCCGCCCACGCGGAGGACCCGGGAGTCGTGACCGTCACCAACATGAGGACCCCATGACCGGAAAGACCTTCCTGAAGCCCGGAACCGATCCAGCCACGGGGGCCGCCTTCCGGGTGTACCTTCCCGGCAAGGGGCGCGACATCGCGCCGGCGGGGGAGGCCATGCTCGTGGACGCCTACATCGAACGGCGCATCCTGTCGGGGGAGCTCGAGAGAGCCCAGCCGGACGAGATCGTCCCCGCCACCACCGCCCCGACCACCTCCCGCCGGAATCGCCCGGCAGCCACCGACACCACCAGCACCGGAGACTGAAATGTCCGTTTCCTTCAATGAGATTCCCGCCAACGGCTTGACCCCGTTTTTCTTCGTGGAGATCGACAACTCCGGCGCCGTCGAGGCTTCGAGCACGATCCCCTGGAAGGCCCTCCTGCTCGGCCAGCAGCTCGCCGCGAAGTCCGCCCCCAAGGTCGTGACCCAGGTCACCGACCTGGCCCAGGCCGTGGACCTCTTCGGCGCCGGCTCCCATCTCGCGGGCATGGTGGAGGCGTTCCTCGCCTCGAATCCGTCCACACCCCTGTACGTGCTGCCCCTGTCGGACGCGGCCGGATCGACCGCGGCCACCGGGACGCTGACCGTCACCGGACCCGCCACGGAATCCGGCTCCGTCTACCTCATGGTGGGCGGCCGATCGGTCACCGTCGGAGTGGAGGACACGGACACCGCCTCCGAGATCGCGGCCTCCATCGTCGCGGCCGTCAACGCCAACGCCAACCTGCCCGTGTCCGCGGCCGCGGTCGCCGGAGTCGTGACCCTCACGGCCAAGAACAAGGGCACCCCCGGCAACGAGATCGACGTCCGCCTGAACCACTACCACGGGCAGAAGCTGCCCGCCGGCGTGGCCGTGGCCGTCGTGGCCATGTCCGGCGGCGCCACGGACCCCGACCTCGCCACCGAAGGCGTGGCCGGCCTGTTGGCCAATCGCTGGTTCCAGGCCATCGCCTCCGCCTACACCGGCGCGGACGCCGTCGCCTACTTGGAGGCGGAGCTCGCCACCCAGTGGAAGGCCAACAAGCAGACGGGCGGCGTCGTCTACGCGGCGAAGAACGCGGCATTTTCCGCCCTGACCGCCTACGGAGACGTGCGGAATTCCCCGTTCTCGTGCATCTTCAACGGGGAGAACGTCCCGACCGCCCCCTGGGAGCTGGCCGCGGAGCTCGTGGCCCTCGTGTCCATGCATGCCGCGATCGACCCGGCGCGCCCGCTGCAGTCGCTCGCCTTCACCTTCGCGAAGGGCCCCACGGAGTCCCAGGAAAATTCCTGGGTCGAGAACGAGACCCTGCTCCAGAAGGGGCTGTCCACCTTCAGCGTGGCCCAGGATCGTACCCTCCGGATTCAGCGGCTCGTGACCACCTACAAGACCAGCGCCACCGGTGCCGCGGATCCGTCCTACCGCAACGTGGAGACGGTCTACACCCTGCAGGCGATCCGGTACGACTGGGCCACCTACATGCGCAACAAGTACCCCCGCCACAAGCTGGCCGACGACGGCGCCAACTTCGGTCCCGGCCAGGCGGTGATCACACCGAAGGTGGGCCGCGCGGAGGCCATCGCGCGCTTCCAGGTCTGGGAGGAACTGGGCTGGGTCGAAGGCCTGGCCGCGTTCAAGTCCGCCCTGGTGGTGGAGCGGAACACCGGGGACGTGGACCGCCTGGACTTCCTCCTCCGTCCCAACCTCGTGAACCAATTCCGGATCGGGGCAACCCAGGTCCGTTTCATCCTGTAAGGAGACCGCACCATGTCGAACCTGCGCGCCGGAAAGTTGTTTTTCAAGGTCAACGGCACCCAGTACCGGGCCAAGGGCGAATACACCTACAACCTGGGCGCCGACAAGCACACCATGATCGCCGGCACCGACGGCGTGCACGGCTACAAGTCGGAGACCGTGGTCCCCTTCATTGAAGGCAAGATCACGGACGGCGACGACCTGGACGTGAAGGCCCTCTCCCAGGTGAAGGACGCCACCGTCACCCTGGAACTGGCCAACGGCAAGGTGATCGCGCTCCGCGGCGGCGTCTACGCGGCGGACGCCAACGTCACGACCGGAGAGGGCGAAGTCCCCGTCCGGTTCGAGGGCCTGGCCTGCGAAGAGGTCAAGTAGACCCAGGGAACCAGCAGGACCCCGGGGGCTACCCGGAGACCAACAGGAACCCGCGGGGCTCCGGTGCAAGCCGGGGCCCTTGTCGTATATTTGGAGTCTAGACGCGCAACCGCGCGCCACTTCAACCAAGGAACGGACCATGTCGAAGAACCCCACCCCCGCCCCGGCCGCCACGGAGGAGGAGGAGATCGTCCTCCCCTACACCCACAAGTTCGCCAAGCCCTTCCGGTATGGGACGGAGACCCACACGGAGGTGGTGATCGACCACGAGCCCACCGCGGGCGACCTGGCCGACATCATGAACGAGAAGAAGCCGGGGGACCAGTTCATCCGCATGGTTTCGTGCGCGACGGGATGGCCGGACCCCATGGTGAAGGCGCTCCCGGGTCGCGAGGTCCTCGAGATCACCAAGGTGGTGAATCATTTTTTGCCCTCTGGCCTTCCGACTGGCGTCTAGCCTTCGCGATCCTGGCCGGGGCCTTCCATTGGTCCCGGTCGGAAATCCGCTCCCTGTCGCGCCACGAGTGTATTTTCTGGCTTGAACGTGCGCGCGATTGGTCGAAGATGATCCAGCCCACGGGGAGGTGAAGCGGTGGCGTTCAAACTGCCCAGGATCGAAGCGGCCATCCAAATGGTGGACAACGTCTCCGCGGTCATGCGGGGCGTGCGCGCTTCCATCGAATCGGTGAACGCCCCCGTGCAGGCGCTCCAGGCCTCGCTGTCCTCCCTCTCCCGGGAGGCGCGGTTCGCGGAACTGGGCAGCGCGGCCGGCCGCCTGCGCGAGCGTATGGGCGGAATCGGGGACGGGTTCAACAAGTCCATGGAGCGCACCCGCGGGGTGCTGCTCGGTGGTGCCGGCGTGGTGGCCGGAATGGGCGCCTTTCTGAAGGTGAACGCGGACGCGGCGGACGCGGTCGTGGACACGGCCGGGCGCATCGGCGTGGCCACGGATTCGCTGCAGCGCTTCAGGTACGTGGCCCAGCTGTCGGGGTCCTCTGTGGAGACCGCGGACGCGGGCCTCGAGCGATTCGCCAAGGGCCTGTCGGCCGCGCGCGCCGGGACGGGCGAAGCCCTGGCCCCGCTGCAGGCCATGGGCGTGCGCCTCACGGATGCGCGCGGAAAGGCGCGTTCCATGGAGGACGTGCTCCTCGACGTGTCGGACGCGATGGCCAAGATTCCCAACGAGCAGGACCGCCTGCGCGTGTCGTCGGCCCTCTTCGGCAAGGGGAACCAGGCCTTGGTCACGTCCTTGGAACAGGGGTCCGGAGCTCTCCGTGGCATGTTCAAGGACTTCCAGGCCGCCGGCGGCCCGATCCAGAACAAGGAACTACAGAAGGCCGCGGCCTTCAACGACACCATGGACCGGCTGCGCTTCGCGGTCGGGTCCCTCTCCGCGACGTTCGCCTCCCAGCTCTACCCCGTCGTGTCCGACCTCATCGTCCGGTTCCAGGAATGGGCGCTCGCGAATCGCGGAACCCTCGAGACCGTCGGCAAGATGATCGCCACGAAGCTGCCGGAGGTGCTCACCTCCCTGGGCGAGTCCTTCACCTCGCTGGCTCGCACCATGGGCCCGTTCCTCCGGGCGTTGTGGTGGGTCATGGATGCCGTGGGCCCGCTGCAGTTCGCGCTCGGGGCCCTGGCCCTCTACGTGGGCGGCCCGTTTGTGGCCTCGCTAGTGACGGCTGTCCCCGCGGTCCTGAACTTCGGGCGCGCGTTGTTCACGACCACGCGCACCCTGTTGACCGCCCTCCCTTCCCTCTTGCCCATGCTTTCCGGCCTTGTGGCCACGATCACGGGGACCGTGGTCCCGGCCATCTACTCCATGGGCGTGGCCCTCATGACCACCCCCGTGGGCTGGGTGATTGCCGGCCTCGCGGCCCTGGCCGGCGCCGTCTACCTGGTCTGGAGAAACTGGGACACCGTCGCCGGGTGGATCACCACTTTGTGGTCGGGGGTCTCGTCCTTCCTGGATACCTCCGTCGGGAAGATTCTCGCCGTGTTCGTGTTCCCCATGATCGGAATTCCCCTCCTCATCGTGAAGCATTGGTCCAAGGTGTCGGGGTTCCTGGGTGGCATCCTCGACGCCCTCCTGGGCTTCCTTCGCTCCACCATCGGCCAGGTGCTCCTGGTGTTCGTGGCGCCGTTCGTGGGTATCCCCTGGGCTATCTACCAGAACTGGGCGAAGATCCCCGGGTGGCTCGCGGAAATCTGGTCCGCGGTGTCGGCCTTCCTGGATACGGGGATCGGCCAGGCGCTGGCCGTCGCGGTCCCGTTCATCGGCCTACCCCTCCTCGTGATCAAGAACTGGAAGCCCATCCGGGCCTTCTTCGCGGACCTCTGGTCCTCGATCGGGAAGGGGTTCCGGGCCTTCGTGGACTTCATGGCCGACCTGTGGGTGTCCCTGAACAACGCGGTGAGCAACGGCGCCGCGGCGGTGTCCACGACCTTGAAGGCCGTTCCGATCGTCGGGGACCTCCTGGCCAAGGGCGTGGGGTTCTTCGTGAATTCCCCCGCGGCTGAACCTGCAGCAACTCCGGCCACCCCCGCGGCGGCTGCAGCGCTGCGCACCTCCTCGGAGTCCACCATCCGGCAGACTTCCGCCCTCACCGTGGACTTCCGAAACCTGCCGGCGGGGGCTCGCGTGGGCGAACCCACCGGACCGGCTCCTGTCTCCGTTTCCGCCGGCTACGCCTTCGCGGGGGGTTTCTGATGTCCTACCTATCGGACCTCCGCACGGTCACGTTCACCGACGACGAGGGGCGCACCCGGCAGGCGGTTGGTGGGTCCTTCCGCGGTGTCCCGTTCTTCGTCGCGTCCCACCAGTTCGGCACCGGGCGCCGGATCGCGGTCCACGAGTACCCCAACCTGGACGACCCCTACAACGAGGACATGGGGCGGGTGTCCCGCTCCGTCTCCCTCGAGGCCTACCTCCTGGGGGAGAACGTCCGGGCCCAGCTCGAGCGGATCCTGCAGGCCGTGGAGCGCGAGGGCGCGGGGTCGCTGGTCCATCCCTATCTCGGCACGAAGACCGCCCGGTGTACGGCCTGCCAGGTGCAGGAGAGCGCGACGGAGAAGCGGCGGGTGGGGTTGTCCCTCTCGTTCGTCCTGGACCCCGACATCCGGCCCACTCCCGTGGTGGTCACGGACACCCGCTCCGCGGCCCAGCTGGCCGCCAAGTCCGCCAAGTCCGCCACGGCCTCGCGTTTCGCCCGCGTGTTCACCCTCGCGAAGGCGTCCGCGGCCACGGTCGACGCGGCCGTGAAGACCACGGAGCACCTGCTCGACCAGGTCGCCACCGCGCGCGAATCCATGAGGCAGGCGGCCGCCTTCGTGTCGAAGCTGGGACAGATTCGGCAGAACCTCGCGCTGTTGCTCATGGCCCCGGGGGATTTCGCGGCCCGTGTCCAGGACCTGCTCACGTCGGTGGAGGACGCCGTCCTCCCGTCTGGGACCAGTTCCACCCGGCGCGTGACCTACGCGACCACGGTCGCCACGGCCGTGGTGGCTTCCCCGGATCCGGCCTCCCTCCTCGCGCGCGTGCAGCTCTCGGAAGCCCTGGGCATGTCCCAGGC